GCAGCGCGTCGGATCGGGCGAGTGCGACTTCTGTCGGATGCTCATCGGCCGCGGCGCCGTCTACTCCGAGAGTACGGTCCGATTCGCGAGTCACGACCACTGCAATTGCTCAGCGGTCGCGGTGTTCAAGGGCTCCGAGCCCGTCCCGGTCCGCGAGTACGAACGCTCCGAGCGAAGCGAGCGAAGCGACGACGAAGCCCGTCGCGAGAGCAACGAGCGCGTCCGCGCCTGGCTCGAAGCCAACCCCGACGTCGGCTGACTCCCAAGACTTCCCGCCGCACAGCGGAAGAACCCCCAACCACCCGCCTCGGCGGTCCGCACGGGCTGCCCTGGTGATCCTGCACAGGAGGACCGATGAGCACCACCCCGGACCCGACCGCCGCCGCCACCGCCACCACTTCGACCGTCACCCCTGAGCCCGCCGAGGCCGCCGCTGTCGAGACGCCTGCACAGGAGTCGACCGACTGGAAGGCCGAGGCTCGCAAGTGGGAGGCGCGCGCCAAGGAGAACAAGGAGGCGGCCGAGAAGCTGGCCGAGATCGAAGAGGCGTCCAAGTCCGAGCAGCAGAAGCAGGCCGAAGCGCTTGCGGCCGCTCAGGCGCGGATCGCCGAGTTCGAGCAGGCCGCTCAGGTCGCGTCGTGGACGCAGGAGGTTGCCGAGGCGACGGGCGTTCCCGCGTCCGCTCTCCGCGGCTCCACCAAGGAGGAGATCGAGGCGCACGCCACGACCCTCAAGGCGCTCATCGCCGAGCCCGAGAAGCAGCCCGAGAAGCAGCGTCCGGTCCCCACGATCGGGAAGGTGCCGGCGACCCAGCCGAACATCCCGATCGGCGACCAGATCGCCGCTGCCGAGAAGGCCGGAGACATCACTCTCGCCTCCGAACTCAAGGCGCTCCTGCTCAGCGCTTCCTGACCACCTTCATCCTGAAAGGGGCCAACTATGGCCGGCATCACTGGTGCCATGGGCACCACCTACAACCTGCCCAACTACGTCGGGGAGTTGTTCTCCAAGTCCAAGGAGGACACCCCGTTCCTGTCTGCGATCGGCGGCCTGACCGGCGGCAAGAGCGTGGACGCCACTCAGTTCGAGTGGCAGTACTACGACCTGCGCGACGCTGAGGACAACCGTCAGCGCGTGGAGGGTTACGCCGCGCAGGCTGGCGACGAGCGCGTCCGCGCGAACGCCACCAACGTGGTGGAGATCCACCAGGAGTGGGTCGACCTCTCCTACACCAAGCTCGCCGCTTCCGGCCAGCGCGCCACCAACTCTGAGGCCACCGTCGTGATCGGCGGCCAGCGCATCCCGGCCAGCGAACTCGCGTTCCAGGTCGAGGCTCAGTACAAGCAGGTCGCCCGCGACGTGAACAAGTCGTTCATCACCGGAACCTACAACAAGCCCGCGAACAACTCCATCGCACGCCGCACCCGCGGCCTGCTGGAGGCGATCACCACGAACGTGGAGTTCTACAACGGCGTGACCTTGGGCAACAGCAACTCGCTCAAGGCGTTCAAGGCCAAGGTCCTCGACCTGATGCAGGAGGCCTGGGACAACGGCGGCATCCGCGAGACGGAGACGCGGACCATCATGGTCGGCTCGACGCTGAAGCGCGCGCTGTCGGAGGCCTTCATCACTGAGGCCGGGTACAGCGAGTCCACGCGCAACGTCGGCGGCGTCGACCTCCAGACGATCGAGACGGACTTCGGTCGCTGCAACATCATGCTGGAGGCGGCCATGCCGTCGACCTCGCTCGTCGTGGTGTCCCTGGAGGACTGCGCTCCGGCCTTCCTGGAGATCCCGGGCAAGGGCCACTTCTTCGCCGAGCCGCTCCCGGTGTCGGGTGCGTCGGTGAAGGTCCAGCTGTACGGCGAGATCGGCCTGGAGTACGGCAACGAGGCCAAGCACGCCAAGTTGGTTCTGGACGAGTCCTGAGCCTTCTGACCGAGGAGAGGGGGCGACATGGCCGCGTTCGCCACGTTCTGTGATCTGGAAGCGCGCTGGCGCCCTCTCTCCGAGGCGGAGCGGACCAGGGCTGACGTCCTTCTGGAGGACGCTTCGGAACTGGTCCGCTCGCTCAACCCGAACATCGACGAGCAGATCGCCGTGGGCATCGTCCGTGAGGGCGTAGCCAAGGCGGTGGCCTGCGCGATCGTGAAGCGCGCGATGCAGTCGGTGGGCGACTATGACGGCATCACGCAGATGAGCGAGACGACGGGCCCGTTCACGCAGTCGGCCTCTTTCGCCAACCCGACCGGCGACCTCTACCTGACCAAGGATGAGCGCCGGCGACTGAAGATCGGCAGCCAGAAGGCAGGCTCGGTCGACCTCATTGCAGTCGAGGATGAGTCTTGAGGGGCGAGCGAATCACCCTCGCCAGCGTCGCGGTGAGCCGTGACGAGTTCGGCGATGAGACGCGGGCCTCGACGACGCAGGACTTCGAGAATGTCCTTGTCGAGCCGGTGTACGCCGACGAGTCGGATGGCACTGCGCCTCCGGTCGTGATCGCCCACCGGCTCTACCTTCGTGGCCTAGCGGTTTCCGCTGACAGCGATGACCTGGTGACGATGCGCGGCGAATCGTGGCGAGTCCAAGGCGCGTCCGCAATCTGGGCGTCAGGTGGAACCGTGATCACCGTGGTGAGGGGGTCGGCGTCGTGAAGCCTTTCACCGTGCACGCAGTCGACGGCTCCAACTCGGACCTCGCACGCGTTCTCAAGTCCGCAATGATGCAACGAGCAGTGCGCGCGGCCGCCGACGCGATTGCTTCCGCAGTCAAAGAGCAAGGCCAGCAGGTCGGCGACTTCGAGGGAGCTGGCCGCATCGACATCCCGGTCGAGGTCGTCGACAGCGTCGGCGATCGAGCCCGCTCGACAGTCCTCCTCGCGCATCCGGCCGGAGCGGCCGTCCAGGCCAAGCACGGCCGACTCACCAAGGGCGCGGCGGCTGTCGGCCTGACCCCGAAGGCGTACCGGTGACTGGCGACGTCATGTTCGGCGACGCCGAGCGGATTGTGATCGAGGCGCTCGGCGACTTGCTCGCGACCGTCTCGACCGAGCCTCCTACTGGCCCGCTCAGCAGCACTCCGCATGTGCAGGTCGAGCTGGACGGCACGCCGGAGGTGGTGGAGGCGTGGGGCGGCAAGACTGTCGCCGAGCTTGCGACCGTTCGCCTCGTCGCCCACTGCAAGCCTGGCGACCGGACGGCGGTCAAGGCCTTGGCGTCGCAGGCTCTTTCGGCGGCGCTGCTCATCCCCGGCGCTTCCACGCTCGTGGGCCGGTCCTCAGTGACGCCTGATCCGACCACGAAGAACCTCATGGTGTGGGCGCTCCTGCGCCTCGCCGTTCCGGCGCAACGCGCCTCCTGATTCCCGGTCCGCCAACAACGTCTCGGCTGGCTGGCAAACCGCGCGCTCTATCCCTCTCTCAAAGGAGATCATCATGGGATCACACGGTGACCCGACCAACGCGAACGTCTGGGCCGAGGCGGATGTCCTGATCGGCTCCGTCAACGCCCCGATTCCGACTGGCCTCGCGCCGTTCGACATCGGCTCCGGAGCCAACCAGTGGCGCTACGTCGGCGCCCTGGACGGCGGACAGGGCTTCAGTGAGTCCTTGGAGGTCCAGTCGACCGACCACTCCCTGTGGGGCTTCGGCGTCGTGATGACCACGTACGCGGGCCAGAAGACCACGATGTCGTTCACCACGGCGGAGAACATCGAGGAGGCCCTCAGCCTCGCCTACGACACGTCCAGCATGACGTTCGACAGCGACGGCCACCGCGGCTACCTGAAGGTGCGCGACTTGTCGGAGCGCCTCCGGATCGCGTTCGTCACCTACGCCGCTGGCTTCGAGGAGCGGTACATCTCGGCGAACTACGCGACGGTCGCTCCCAACGGCGCCGCGTCCAGGACCGAGTCGGCGATGGGGCTGCGCCCCTACATCGCGACGATCGCACCCGACGCGAGCAAGCAGCTCTGGTACCACGCCCGCGGCCTCGAAGACGAGAGCTGACCTGAGCGCCCGGCCCTAGGTTTCGCGCGGTTACCTAGGGCCGGGTCACCCGAGACAATTCCGCGCACGCTTGCCGGCGGGGTCGGCGGGGCTGACATCGAACTGCCCCTTGTCCGCATCAGGCCAGTCGGTGAACTGCTTAGCGAACCCGTCGACGGCGAGGTACGGACCTTCTCCGTCGAGGTTGGTCGCTAGCCAGACGCCGACGTTCTGTTCCCCGTCGACCTCGTATCGCATGGCAACGAAGTAGGCGTCACCCGTGAAGTCTGGCGAGTTGACCGCGGCGGCGCCGAGTGGCGTCATCGTCCACTCGTTCGATCCGCCGGCTAGTGACTCCTGGACCACGGCGGGCACGTCGATGCAGTCCAGGCCCGCGTACCGCTCGTCCAAGTCTGATCCGCATCCGGCAAGTAGGGCGACGACGAGCGCCCCGAGAGCAATCTTTCGCATCCCCCAACCGTAGCGCCGGAAACCGTCCGGCGTTCTCGACACAAAGGAAACCGCGCATGTCTAACGAGGCACGAGCAGCCGAGGCTGCCGACCAGAAGACCGCGACCGTCACGTTCAGGGGCATCGAATTCGAGGTACCCCGCACCTACGACGACTGGCCGATCCAGTTCATTCAAGCGCTCGACCAGGGCGCGTCGCGAGGCAAGTACCTTCCGCTCCTGCTGGGCGAAGCGACGTGGGCCCGGCTCGTGAAACTCAACCTCAAGGGCAGTGACCTGATCGAACTCGACCAGGAAGTCGCGGTCGCGCTCGGGTTCAAGAACCCGGGGGAATAGCCGCTCTCGCCCAGATCATCGAGCGGTGGGGCGACGAGCTGGAAATGACGCTCGCACAAGCCTCCGGAGGCCCCGACCTGGTCGACCTATGGAGGGGCACCTTGACGCCAAGGCGACTGCTGGTCCTGATTCGAGCCGCTCCGGTCACTTCCCCGCTGTGGGTCGCGATCCGCGAGGACGTCGACCAGGGCGCCGAGCAGAGGCGCCTCGATCACATCACTAGCCGGGCGGAGTTCTACGCCGCGCGCGGACGCAAGGAGGCCTGATGGCTGAGCGCATGTGGGCCGCCCTTGACGTCGTTCCGTCGCTGCGGGGACTCAAGAGCACGCTGGAGCGCGAAGGTGCTTCGGACGCCCTGACGGCCGGTCGCACGGTCGGTCGCCAGTACGGCGATGCGATCGGCGACGAGGCGGGGAAGCGCGCGGGTTCGGGCATTGCGCTCGGGATCAAGCAGGCACTCCTCGTCGGGGGCGCTGGCGCGGCCGGCGGTCTACTGGGCGGGCTCCTGCGTTCGGCCAAGAACCTTGCGTCCGAGGCCGAGCAGGCCGTCGGCGGCGTCGAGGCGGTGTTTAAGGAGCACGCTGACGGCATCCTTGCGGCATCGGAGGCGGCCGAGCAGGGGCTGGGCCTATCGCGGTCGGCGTACCAGGAGTTGGCGACCCTCTCGGGTGCGCTGTTGAAGAACAAGGGGATCGAGGACTTCGCCAACCAGGCGCAGCGGCTGATTGACCTTGGCGGTGACCTGGCTGCGCAGTACGGCGGCTCCACGAAGGAGGCCGTCGAGGCGATCAACTCGGCCCTTCGTGGCGAGAACAACCCGATCGAGCGGTACGCGATCACCCTCAACGAGGCCACGATCCAGGCCGAGTTGGCCGCGAAGGGCATCACGGGACTGACGGGCGCCGAGCTGGAGCAGGCCAAGACGATGGCCCGCGTCGACATCCTGATGCGCCAGTCGGCGGACGCCCTGGGCGCCCGGGCTCGCGAGGCCGGGACCGCTCAGGTCGCCGAAGAGAACCTGCGCGCGCAGTGGGAGAACCAGCGGGCCGAACTGGGCCAGAAGCTGCTGCCCGTCTACACCGGCTTTATCCAGACGATGAACACGGGCGTGCTGCCTGCGATGTCGAAGTCGGCCGGAGTTGCCGCCGACCTGGCGGGGGCGCTCAATGATCTGCCAGGGCCGCTGAAGGCGATCGCGGGCGGCTTCGTGGCGATCAAGGCCGCGAGCGCGCTGGGTATCACGTCCGCGATCGCGTCTGGCGCGCAGGCGGCTGGCGCGCAACTGAGTTACATGGCTTCGGCCTGGCAGCAGGTGGCGGCGCATTCCGGACGCGGCACGGCGACCCTTCAGGCTGCGCAGTACGGCATCGGCCAGTTGACCGGCAAGGTGGGCAAGGCGACCGGCGCGCTCCTGGCGTTGGCGGCTGCGTACGCTGCGGTTCAGCTGCTCGATAAGGATCTCGGCAGCGGTGAGATTCGCCGCTACGTCGAAGAGGTCGACGCCCTCGCGGGTGTCGAGGTCGAAGCCAAGATGAAGTCGATCCGCTCCGAGATCGAGAAGCTCGAAGCGCTCGACAAGAAGAACGAGGGCGGATTCTGGAACGTCCTTAAGCCGCCGGACTGGATGCGGACCAGCGACGAAGAGCAGAAGATCGATGCCCTTCGTGAGCACTTGGCCGAACTTGAGCACCAGCAGAAGATGAACGCGCTGTCGGCGAGCGACGCGGCCTCAGCGAACCTGGGGCTCCAGGATGCTCTCGGCGGCGTTCCCGCCTTCGTGGAGTCCGGCGTCGGCGCGATCTACGACCTCGCCGACGCGATGGGCTTGTCGAAGGTCCAGTCGTCCGAACTCCAGTCGATGCTGGACGCGCTGCCTAAGAACGTGCGCATCCAGTTCGAGACGAACGCCCACAGCGCGATCCTGGAGATCGCTGCGGTACAGCGCGCGATGATCGCGCTGGCTGGCTCGCAGGCCGCGATCGGTGGCGCCGCCGTCACAGGTGCGGCGATGGCGGCCGCGACGATCCGGTCGAGCCAGATCCTCAACTCCATGCGGGTGACGGGCGCGTCGGCGTCCGGCTCGGGTTCCGGCGGCTCGTCGTCAGCGTCCGCGTCCAAGGCCATCCGCAACGCGCTCAAGAAGTACGAGGGTCGACTGGAGCGCCAGGAGGAGTCCCTCGACCGTTACCGCGACGCGATGGACGATGCGACGGACGCCCTGCGGAGCGAGACGGCCAAGCGCGACGACGTTCTCAGTGCGATGGACGACCTTGCGGCGTCGATCCGGTCGCAGTACTCGACGAACCCGTTCGAGGCGTCGGGCTCGATCTGGTCGACGTCGTCGGCCGGTTCGGACTGGCGCAGCGCGCTCGCTGATGACATCGCTGACTATCGTGCGCTGGACTCGGCTCGGGCGTCGTTGGCGAAGACGTTGGGCCCGGAGGCGTTGGAGTATGCGCTCCGTAACGCTGGCCTGGGTGACCTTCAGGCGTTGGCTGGCAGTCCCGCTGATGCGAAGGCGTACAACGCGCTGTTCTATGACCGCGAGGGCTGGGCGGATCGTGTGGGCGCCGCTGCTGGCCAGGACGTGTATGGCGCCGAGCTGCGGGCTCAGACGAAGGCGATGCAGGGCGCGGAGGCGTATCTGCGTCGTGTCGAGGGCCAGATGGCGACGGTGGAGAAGGCGATCGCGGGGACGAACAAGATCCTGGATCGGGTCGAGGCGTTGGCGAAGAAGAACCCGTCGGCGACTGGCTCGGCGGTGGCGTCGGCGATCAACAAGGCCAGCGGCAACGCGGCCAAGAGCACGAAGCGTTAGGAGCCTCGGGTGACGTCTCTGAACTTCGGCGGCCTGTGCTTGGACCGCAGCGAGTCGGTCGCGCAGGGCTTGGGCTTCATCCTGGATGTGTCGAGCGATGGCACGGAGTGGGGTAACGCCGAGGCGGTGGTGACTGCGATCCGCGCCCAGTTGGGCGACGGCGACCTGGGCGAGGTCACGCGCCACGAGAACGCGACGGCGACGATCCGGGTCCGGGTCGAGGCGGATTCGTCGGATCTCCTGGCTGCTGGCGGCGAAGCGCTGTGGGCTGAGGTTCGCAAGGGTCGCAACGAACTGGTGTGGGTTCCGCCTGCGTGGGATGCCGAACCGACGGTGTTCGACATCGTGTGGGCTGAACTGGATTTCGAGTTCGAGGACTGGTCGGAGGCGTGGCTTCGGCGCGAGTACGTGCTGACGTTGTCGCGGCTTCCGTTCCCGCGGTCGGCGGTAGAGCAGACGGCGACGTTGCAACTGTCGGAGCCGGGTACATCGTCGGTGACGGTGCTGGACGACGGCGACTCGTTGACCGGCTGGTCTGCGGGGATCGGCCCTGGCGTGGACGTTCTGGAGGCGGTTTCGCCGACGCTGTCGTCGGGCGTGCGTGCCCAGGCGACGTCGGGTGCCCCGGCCGCGCGGATCAACCGGATCGGCACCCCGTCGTTCGAGACGAGCGTGGCGGGCTGGTTGCCCGGGCTTTCCGACTTCTCCCTGGCGCGGGTCGGCGCGACTGGCGCATCGGGCAGTTTTGCACTGCGGGTCACGCGCGGTTCCGCACTTCCCGGCGTCCTGGACATGTACGTCCGGGCCGTCCATTCGGTCCCGCCGGGTCCGTCGACGTTCTCCGTGTCGGTCCGGAGCGTGTCCGTCGCTCGTCGGTACCGACTGCAGATCGTGTGGCTTTCGGCAGCGAACGTTCCGATTGGCTTCATCGACACGCCGTCCACCATGGGCAGCACGTCGAGTTGGACGCGGCTCTCCGTGTCGGGCACTCGGCCGAGCGGCGCGGTGCGCGCCCAGTTCACGGTCTACGCCGAGGACACTAACTCGGGCGAGCAGCACCTGATCGACGCCGCGATGGTTGAGGACGCGAACACTGCGGGCACCTACTTTGACGGCTCGTTCACCTGGTCGGACTGGAAGGCCGCCTACTCCTGGGTCGGCACTCCGCAACTCTCCCCGTCGGTCCTGACGCCCGTCTCGTCGTTCTCCCTCATGCTCACTCGCACGTGGGGAACGCCAGTCGATACGACGTCGGCTCCGATCGTCCGGATCAAGGGCTCCGGCTCGCAGACGTTCCTGATCAACGGCGCTCCCGCCACGGTCCTGCGGACCGAGCTCGACGGCAGCGACACCGTCTCCTACCTGCGATTCAGCGGCGACCTGGAAACCCTGACGATGCGCTCGGCTGGCGGCCCGACCGCGACGCTGACGAACCGGATCGCCGAGATCGCGCTCCTGGACCGGATGCCCGATGCCGGTACCGGTCGCCAGCGGTCCGGTCAGATGCTCGTCGCTGGGTCCGCGCGCACCGGCGGATCGCTCACCGTCGATGGAGGCGCTTCCGCGTTGGGCCGATCCGTCCTGGTGTGGACCGGACCCTCGGGTGCGCTGCTGTCCGGCTTGCGCCCGCTGCGCGTCGCAGGGAGCGCCGGAACCACGGACTCCGACTGCGCGTCGGGCTCCTACAACGCGTTCAATACGACGTCGGCGTTCGAGATCCCGGCTGCGATGCTCCCTGAGGCGGCCTATGACCTGGTGCTCAAGTACCGGCCTGTGGCGCTGACCGCGAGCAACTACACCGTCGGCGTGCAGGTATACCTCACGCCCGGCGGCTCGCTGGCATCCGATGCGCGACCTGGTGCGACCCAAGGCGGCAACGCTCCCCTGGCGCACCCCGGCGGCGTCCCGGCACTGCATCCCGTCGCGCGGATCCACCTTCCCGGCGGACTGAAGAGCCCTGACGGCTGGAAGGTCCGCATCGAGATCACCGCCTCGTCGTCGCTGATGGAACTCGACGACGCGTACCTGTTCGACGTCGAGAACGGCAGCCTCACGATCATCGAAGCCGCCTCCGGGAACGACCCGCTCGCCGACGCGACGAAGATCGCGATCCAGCAGCCGTCCCTGGACGATCCCCTGCCGTCGATCCTCGCGACCGACTCCGGCCTGGAATGGAACGTGACCCAGCGTGCGGCCGCGTTCCCGCCCGGACGCGGGCACATGCTCGACCCGGGCCTGAACGACGTCGTGATCCTGTGCTCGGGCGCTGCGGCCTACACCGCCTCCTACGCCTACTACCCCCGCTGGCACTCCCACGCCCGGAGCGTCTGATGGTCGCGCTCAAGGTCAACGGCCAGTGGGCTCACTCCCTCGCCGGGGTCGGCAACATCGTGATGACCACGCGGCGCAACGGACCGTTCTCGCTGGACTGGCAACAGGCGTTCAACCTGCGGACCCGGCCCTACAAGCGAGGCGACCTCGTACAGGTGTACGACGGTTCCATCGTCGTCTGGTCCGGCTTCCTCGGTGAAACCGATTGGGAGGCAGGATCGTTCACCGCCCACGGCCTGTGTCGTGAAGCCGAAGGGGCACCGGCGCTGGACTCCGGTGGACTGACGACCTCAACTCCGGACACTGCGATCACCGAGGGCATCACCTCGGGGTACCTCCACTGGCGGATGACACCGACCGGCCTGAGCAGCAGCGTGTTCGGCGAGGTCGAGCACACCGACCAGGTGAACCGGATCAGCGACCTCCTGGATGCGTGGGCGACCGAGAACGACGTCAACTGGCGGGTCAGCCCGCACGGCATCGTCCAAGCCGAACCGCTGCCTACCAAGCCCAATTGGCTGCTGCTCCCCGACTCCGGAATCCTCGGCGTTGCCGACGACGACGAGATCACCGACGTGGTCGCCCGGTATGTGACCGCGAGCCGAACTTACGCGACCGCGACCGCGACGACCGGCCAGACCGCAGGGCGGAAGGCGCGGCTGGTCAGCCTCGCACCGAAGGGTGCGCTCGATCCGGCCAGAGCCCAGGCGACGGTCGACGGCATCCTCGCCGAAGCCCAGGCCGCACGCGGGTGGGCGAACAACCTTGCCGTGACCG